CAGCAGTAATAGCACTAGCAATGGTAGCTTTAGGATTCTCAATAGAAAGACCACTATTAAGGTCACTACCTTGTTTAGATACATATACCTTAGAAGTAGAATCAGATAGATTAAAACTATTACCATTAGCTACTGTAAAGGTAGTAGTACTACCATCAGTATAATTAATACTATAAGTATCTACTGCATCAGATTGACCGGGATTACCAGATGAATCTGTAGTAGATGTAAATGTAATTGAACTTATACCAACACCTGCTGCACCATCTTCACCGGGATCACCTTTACCAAACTGAATACCATCAGACCAATTACCAGAAGCATTAGTAAGCTTTAAATAAAGTTGACTTGTATTAAGGTCAAAGAAAGAGAATCCAGCCACTTGATCATCATAAAGTGATCTCTGCTCAGTAGTACCTCTAGCATTGATAGTAAAGGCATCCCCTTTATCACCTTTCACCCCTTGAGGAATTACAAAATGGAACTTACCACTGTTTGTATCATAAACAACACTAGCACTTGAACCTGCTACGGCAGTTGTAGTAGAGCCTACAGTAACATTTTTAATTTCATTAGCTTTAGTTAATGCTGTAGCTGCACTAGTAGAGGCACTATCACTATACCCCTTAGCTGTATTAGCTGCATTCTTTGCTTCTACTGCATGAGTATATGAAGATAAGATAGCAGTTAGGTTAGGTACAATATTATCAGAAACTTCTTGTATTAGGCTAATATTACCTTCTACACTAATTATTTTATTAATATTAGTATGTAGTACTTGTAAAGCACTTAGGTTAGTGTGTAGAGCAATAAGTTTAGCAAGGTTATTATAAAGAGTAGCATCTCCATTAGCTACACCACCAGTATAGGTATCCACTAATTCAGGGATTCTATCCTGTAAATCAACAAGTTGAATAACATTGTTAGCAAGAGTAATAAAGCTTTCAATATTATTACCAATCATATTGATGTCACCAACTCTCATAGCCAGTGTTTGTAAAGCAGAGGTAGATTTAGTCCAATAATAAGCTGTATTAGCTTCTTTAAAACTACCAGTAACCGCATGAAGAGTAAGTCTATCAAGGTTTGAAGCAACACCATCTACATCATAAATACGTAAGATTTCACCTACAACCGGATGTGCAAATGAAGCAATAAGAGTATTATCAAGCTTCCCCAAGAACCCTTGATTAGCATTTAATTGTAGTAGTAAGTCTGCATGGGTTGAGATATTAACTGGGCTTTCATCGAACATAAAAGGAATGTAGATAGAAGTACCATCTTTAAATAAAGCAGTAGCACCACTATACATTACAATTTTAGTTGGATCAGTCCAAGCCTCTGTAGCTGTAGCTTCATCAGTATCAGCATCAATATCTGTCATATTATACAGAAGATTAATGTCAATCTTTCTATTACCTAAGTAGCTACCTTTTTCTAAGTCTTCTATAGCAGCACCTAAATCTAATTCTGCTATTTCTTCTAAGATAGGAATAACATTTTCATCAAACAGACCTACTGCTTCAACAATAACATTCAACTTAGCTGCAAGTTTATTAATATTGGCAATAAAGCTATTATTAGTGTTATCTGTCTTTTCCAGAAGTAGGTGTTGGTTGTCTCTATCTAGCATATTTGCCATTATCTTCTCCTATATACCCACCTAAAAAACTATCCAATTGTTTAAATACTTCATCTAAACTACCATAAGGATCAGCACTATTACTGTTCAAAGCTTCAGTAACTACATCACCTTGTTTAAAATACTTAGTCAAATACCTCTCTTGCTCTATACTTAACATCCTTAATCCGTCAAGACAAAAAGCTCTATCTAATATCTCAATAAGATTAACATGGAATACTGCTTCTATCGAACCGTCTAAACGATATTTCTGGTATATAGCAAAACTACCAGTATTCAACTCACTATTGATAGATTTAACAGCAGGTACTGAGCCAGTAACTAGTCCAAACATTCCTGACATACTATTTAAATCCCCTATCTTGTACAGATAATGATTCAGTATTTAAAGGTACTCTATACCCTTTCATATCTAACTCAACACAAGCAGCATTGAACTTACGATGCCAAGTATCTGCCTCACTAATACCTTCTTTATTAATAGAACTATGAGACATATACGCAACGTAATTAAGTAAAGCATCCGTCATAGAGTTAGGTAGATCAATCACATCGTTTTCATCCTGAATCTTAATACTATCTGCCTTATACATAGCATATACATGACCAACTATAGGGTTTTTAAGTAGAAAGCTCCTGTAGTTTACAAGTTTATAATCAAAAGCTACACCACCTATCACATCAGACTGCCTTAGTTCTCTACCTGTATGATCATACAAGCTAAGTAATAATAAAACATCATTATTTCTTAACTCATACAAAGATAAATCAGGACTAGTAACTATAGTTTCTGACTTGATAGATAAATTAAACTGATCATACAAAACACTTACACCTAAATTAATCAAAGCTATAAGTGATGCATTAGTCTTAGACACTGGTACGTTAACTAGTCTAATTTTAGCTAAGTCTAGTACTTCTTTTACTGTCATTTATGTATTCCTTTTAGTACACATCTAAGTATTACTACGTCTAATAATAATAATCTACATACTACTACTCCTATACAATGTAAGAACTTCCGTCATTATCCTCAACATTGTCTGAGAAGTAACGACTATTGTTACTATAGTCAACTACTCTAGTCTCTGCGCTAGCTAATGTAGGGTCAGAAGGTACAAAATAGTCTATTAAAGGTAGCTGACTAATTGTATCTGCACAGTCATCATGTAATGACTTAAACCCACTAGGAGTAACACTGCTTATTTCATCTATAAACTCTAACATAACAGCAGATTCTCTAAGCTCTTCTGGAAATGCTATCTTTCTTTGTTTAAATAAAGGTAGTACTACGTTAAATCTAGTGAGTTTACTTGTATTAGGTCTTAACCCTTCTTCCCCACTTGTCTTATCACTAGCTATATAGAAGTAAGTTCCTCTATTTGTCATCTCTCTCTTCAACCAAGACACAAATCCTTTCTGCTGTCCTGAGATTTCTACACCTGTAGCTAATGGTTTGTACATTTCTACGAATCTAAATATGTCATCTATGTTTATAGCCATATCTTGACGTTTAGCTACACCATCAATCCAATGAAATACTCCTTTATAATCTAATGCCCATACAGAAATAACACTAAAGTCTGATTTCTCTGTCTCAGATGTGGCAAAGTCAGTAGTCATGTATATATTATATTTATATAAATTATTAGTAACATCACTTCTTTTATACCAAACAATATCTTGATCTAATACTAGCCTATCATCATCAGATAAAATACGTAACATAAGTTCCTGATTAAAAGCATCTACTTTACCATTCTCTTTAAGCATATCGTATTCTGCTTTAACTGCTTCGTAAGGAAAACGATCTTCCCAAGCGCCTACAAAGTCCTTCTTTGCAGAGGGAAATTGCATACAAATAGGGTAAACTTTGGTAGTCCATGCTTTTGTACCAGCAGCTTTATATAATGGGTCTTTCTTATTGAATGGCGTACCAATCCAGATAACCCTTCTTTTAGTAGGATGCATAGCTTGTCTAACAGCTTTATAGATTACATTCTCAATATCTTTAATAATGGTTTTTGACTCAGCACTTTTATCTGACATTAAGTCATCTAAGATAGCAAATTGAGGTCTTTCGCCGTACTTCTTGAAACCACGAACTCCTGTGCTTGCACCAAAACCCCTATAACAAAGTTTATGACCTTCAGCATTAGTAAATTCCCATTCTACATCTGTAAACCTAGCATGTACAATAAACTTCTGTAGAAACTCACTACTATTATATCTATGCTCTAGGTTTGCACGTAAGTTCTTAACGCCATTCTCCATAGTGTCACCTACATACATGCCTACTGTTACTTTACCAAACCCATCAAGTTCACCAAACACAGCTTGGTATAGTATCATGTACTCAGCCACCAGTGTAGTTTTCGAGCTACCACGGAAGCTAATAATTAATACGTTCTTATTTTTATAAACAGTATCAAGAATATCATAGTGGAAAAGAGGAGATTTATTTTCTTCTCCATCCTCACCATTAACTAGTTTGATAAAGTTAATAAATTTAATAGCAAACTTAGATGGAATATAGGTTTCTCCCATCTTTACATAGTCTACTTCTCTTATTAACTTTTCAAGTGTTGGATTATCAGTACTTTGTACTTCACTCATTCTCCGACTCCAAAGGGGTTATGTCAATAATATTAGCTTCTGCTACATCTTTTAATCTTATACCTTTATTCTCTAACATCCCTCTATAAGTATCAGCTAAATTCTCAGTGATCTCTCTAAGATCATTAATAGTATCAGATTGCTCAATACCTATAGTCAACTGACCTTTAATTACCTCTGGTTGTTTAGTATGTTGTAAAATAGCTTCACAAGCTTTAACCTTTGCTAACCCTTTAACTGATGGGTCTCTAATCATACCCGCTAAAGTATTTAAAGCTTCTTGATGTAAAGGAGCATTAAGTATATATGATGGAACTATAGTTTGTTCATAAATACTAACCACTAACTTATTCTTATTATAAGCAGCAGCAAAGTTATCTATACTATCTTCGCTATGTGTTTTAACTAATCTCTCATACCTATGAGGAAAGGTAGCTACATATGCATCTCTATTACTATAATTAAGCAACTTAAAACTAACATACTTAATAGCTGCAATATAGTCTTCCATCTTGTATCTACCACTGTGTAGCACATTAAGATAGGTAATAAAATTATCTTTGAATCCTTCTGCTATATCACTATCACTAACACTCTTCTCTACTCTATCTAAAAATTCTTGAGTAATAAGCGTTCTATGTGATTTAGGTAGAAGTTTCTTAACTGCTTCTAATTCTAACATTTCTTATTCCTTGTCTATTTACAAATTATAAATACAATATTATATACCTATCCATACCGACCTATATCTTAGGTAGGTTAAGAAGTGCTTAGGTTTCTCTCCTTTACTAAGCACTTCTTCCTATTCATAGGTAAGGTATTTACCTTCATACTTATTAGTACTAACATTAATACTATTTAAGTCCATACATTCACTTACCACTATACGATTAATCATACCCTTAACACCTATCTGGTGGAAGTAGTAGTCTTCATATATCAGATTCATCTCACCTAATGTTCTATGTATAGCTAATAAGCTATCTAGAATGATCTGTAATCGTTCATTCTCCATTTTCCTTTAGTCCTACTTGTCTAGCAAACATTCCGTTATAATTAAGCTTTGTATTAAAGAAATATCTACCTGTCTCACCTTGTACTCTAAATAGCACTTCATTATCTATCAACCACTTAATACCTTTACTAAGTTGTGTCTTATCTAACGGTTTAACACCTCTATCTTCACATATACTTATAACATCTCTATGTGTCAGATATACATAATCCTTATTAATACTTCTCTCTATTGCAGCAGCTAATATATAAGGCATCTGTGCCTTAGAATTACCTTCAAATAATTGAAGCATCTTAGTATTAAAATCAGGAAAACTCTTAACAAACTTTCTTGGGTCTTTATACCTAATAGTTACAGCTATCTCTTGATGGGTATTACCTTCCTTATCCTTAATTATCCTAAGCTCCTCTCTCTTGGATATCTCTATAATACCATCTCTAATTAGCTCATCAGTAATCGGATTAGTCAAATAAAACTTCTTACACATACCTACTCACTTAGGGTTCTCCTTTCTAATAAGAGTTGCTCCACCAACTAACACTAGTTGCTCCTAGAAACAACTTTCATTCCATAATCTCTTACTCTCCCTAGGAAATCTTAAGACCTAAGAAGTATAAGAAGGTGTTCATCTAGGACAATTACAACTAATCACCTACAACATATCACCTCATAGTTTCTTTAACTAACACTATATAATCATTCTAAGCAACAATCAAACCCTATCTTAGTGTACTTAAAAATCCGTAGGGAAATATTATTATTTTTTATAGGTGTAGTACTTCTCAAAACCCATAGGGAAATATTAATATTTTGTATGGATGTGATACTCCTCGATTTTTTCCACCACTACCAAAGTCCCCCCCTATAGCTCTCCGAATAAGGTTCCTTATTTGGGTCTTACCATGTATGGATTAGGGGTTAGGGATAGCACTGTGCTACTCACTACCCATCTATATCATAGGAGCTACTCATGTCTGTACAAATCATCAACCTTCGTACCAAGCAACATTATGACTTCCGTTGTGACCGTCAAAGTCCTGTAGGCAATCCTTACTTCATGCACAATGAAGGTGAACGTGACTTGGTATGCAAAAAGTACAAAAGGCTATTCAGTCAAATCATGACTGATGATACCTTGGAGGATGACGACAGAGCACCGGGTATGACCAGCACTGTCAAAGAGTTTCGAGATTACATTCATCGTATCGAGAAGCATTACGCTACTCACGGTACTGTCACTCTAGCTTGTTGGTGCAGTCCTAAACAATGCCATTGTGAAACCATCCGTGAGTGGGTACTTCTTAATCCTTAGTAAAGGCAGATTTGGGGATAGGGATTACATTGTGTAATCTCTATCCTCTTCACTACTCTATTACGAGTAACTCATTAAGCCTTTAAATACATGATTTGGAATTAGGATAACATTCGTTGTCCATACTATCCATAACTACCGGAGGTTTATCATGGATATTGAAAAGACTAACGAACAATTCAAGCACGATATGGCAATAGCTCGATCATACGTATCGGCTGAACTCAAGAAGTATAACATTGATATCGATGTACGTCTGCTGACTACCATCAGTGTTATGCAATCAATAGCACTAAAGTTCATTGATGGTACTATCAGTGGTGAAGAAGCTCGTGAAGGCTTTGATAGTGCTATAGCAATATATACCAACAATAACAACCTGCCTTTCTAACCACCAACCTGTAGGAGTCTATCATGGAAATCTCTATCGCAACTGTAGTTCTGGTTGTTATCCTTCTGTATGTGTTCCGTAATAACATCAAACAACTCAGTAATGCAGCACCGAAGATTACTGGCAGTTTGATAAATCCTGCTGTTAGGGCTGCTATTCACGTAGATCATGTGGTGTCTACTAACTGCAATGAAGCTGCTGAAGAACTCATTGATCGTAACCTCGCAATCAAGGAACGTCTTGATGCAAAGGGTATCAAATCCTTCGAAGACATGGACAAGTTGATCAAGTTCCTCAACTAACCTTTAAATACAAGAGAGAGGTTATGCTATACGCATAGCCTCTCTTTAAATTTACACTAAGAAAAATTACACTAACTACACTAACTACACTAAGAGACACTAGAACCTTTTTTATACCACACTAAAACCTACACTAGAACCTTCCCATTACCCTCAAACTTCCTTACCTTTCCTACCAATTTTTGATTTTGTTTTAGGATATACTAACAGTAGTCCTACAATATTAATATGTAAGGAAAGGTAATCTAAATCTAACTCAATAGGGAGTAAGAAAATGGAAAGTAATGAAACTTTATCTGAAGGATTTGTACAGATGGTAGATTGTTGTCAGTTCTGTATCCGTAGTAGTATAATAGGAAACAGACAAGTAATAGGATGATGTAGTAGACATGACATTTGTGTAATTATTTTCAGTACTTGTAAAGACTACACATAGACCAATAAGAGTACTACAATACTAAGTAACACCAAACCATTAACTCTAAAAAGGAAATGGAGACTTCTATTATGAAACGTATTATACTAAGTAATATAATACTATTAATAGAAATATTAGTATTGTTGTACATATGTCTTTACACAATTTAATCAGAGGTAAGACAGTGAATAAATACTTATTCGAAGCTATATGCTATATAGTTTCTATAGGGTTTATTATGTGTACAGTAGCAATAATAAACAACATCTACAACGGAGGATAGTATGGAATATGTAGCAATTATCATTCTTGCTCTAATTGGAATTAGTTTCTTTAAGAAGTCTATTAACAAGGTTGCAAAGTATACTGATCAGATAATTATAACCAACATAAGTGAGGGACAGCAAGAACTCATCTCTAGGTCACAGGAAGCATATGATGCTGTAATTGAAGCTCATGGAGAGGATTTCATGACTCCTGATGAAGTATACAATAAGCTTCATAAGAAGGTCAAAAAGACAGCACTTCCACCTACTAACAACAACAATCAGAATTAAAGACTAACTAAGAAGATTACATCATAAAAGATATAATCCTCCTTTAATATTAACCTACTAGATTAAAGGTACTGTATGAGTACAAATAAGTCTGAACAATCTTATGTAGGATCACCCTCATGGTATGCCTACTGGAATAGGCGTTCTAAAAATGAAATCGTTAAAGAACTGGAGAGGATACTTAAAAAAAGAGATAAAGCAATGACTAAACTCATTAATAGTATCCTTAATAGTGATACTATGTTAGGCGAATCTTGTGAGGATAATTGTCCAGCTACAGATATATGTTTGAAGTATAAAAATATATCTTGTAGTGAAACAATCAATATATGGGCAAATATGTAGTTTAAATAGCTACTGCTAAACTAGGAGGTTAATATGGAATATTTACTAATTGGTATGGTAGTAGCTATTAACTTTGTTGTAATAATTAGGAAATATCGTCTTAGACGATTTACTGATGCTACAGTAGATATGATACTACTAGCAATAGTATGTAAACTGTTTGAAGGATCATTCGGTGCATTGGTAACTGGTACTTTTGCATCAATGTTTATTTCAATATACCTGTATTTTAACCCTATTACCATAAACGGATTCTTCCAAGCTAAAGGCAAGGATGATGATGATTATGAAGATGATTAAGAACAAACAAACCAGTGGTATCTTATTAACTTTTAACAAGGATGATTATCAAATGAGTTCACAAGTTAAAACCCTCACTAAAGAGCAACGTATCTTTAAAAATGTAAAGCGTACAGCAGATACAATCTGCAAAGATTGTGGGAGGTATGGTAGAATACCTAAGCAATTCTGTTTTGATTGTTGGAAGGAAATGAGTAAAACAATTAATAAGGAAGAAAATAATGGATAAGCCTACTACTACTACTACTCAAGCATCTTCAGCAAAGTACGGTACTGTTATTAAAGTTTGTACTTGTGACAGTGAGTACCAAGATAAGCGTTATGGTACTAATCGTCGTGTTCATAACCTTTGTAATAAAGGTGAAAAAGCACGTTGTACTGTATGTGGCAAAGAAAACTAAGACTTTGAGAAATCCTAACTAACTTAACATAAGGGAGATTACCATGAACTATCAGGAAGTTTATCAGCAGCGTCTTGGGGCAATGACTAAGTCTATCCTTGGTAATAAGATCAAGGAAGAAATTGAAATTAAGTCTATTGGAGATGCAAAGCTTACTCGTCTCTATGAAGATATGGAGCAGATTACTGGAAAGCCTGTATACGAAGACTTCAATTATCGTTGTGGAAAGGTAATGGGTGTACTCAAGCATATAGCACAGAATAGTAAGTTCAGTAAGCAACTCTATGATCTGACAGGACTGAATAGAGGCTATATCGACATTTATTATAGTGCTTGTGGACAACTCCCTTACGTTAATAAGGGCAGTAATACAGTTAATATCGGTCGAAAGATGGATATTGAAACTACTAAGGAATTGCTGATGGTAACAGCAGCTACTCTCGGAGTAATTCTGGAGGAAGCTGATCTTGCTGATATTAATCAGCAGCGTTGGGATAAGATGTATACTGATGCACGTGAGGCAGCAACCAAGACTGTAGAGCTGAATGATAATGCACTTGATGCTGTATATGATGAGTAAACTATAACCGTTAATTAATCCTATACTAAATATAACATAAGGCTAGGTACTAATTATGGTATCTAGCCTTATTCTTTAGGAGAGATCAATGGTAGACAGACGTACAGAAATCCTTAGTGGAGAATTGTCGTTTCCTGCTCAGATTATCAAACTACTCAATGTAGATG